AAGTCTTGCGGTTGGCGGATATTCCAGTCCTGCCGGCAGCACATCAGGCCGTCCCAGCGTTCTTTCAGGTCGCCGGAATGGTACTTCATTCCGCAGATGTCGCAGATTACGTCAAACTGGCCTTTCTTGTAGAAATCTGCGCGGCCCATGGCGCCTCCTTAGGCCGGGTTCAGACCAAGCTTCACCAGGTAGAGGGTGATCGTCCAGCTTTCCAGCACAGAAGCGCTAGCGCCTTGGGTAGCAATGCCGATCCCGCCGGTGGAGCCCGCGAGACCCGATTGCTGGTACAGCCCGCCGAAGTTCTTGAAAAACTTGTTGGCGCGACCGATACAGTTGTAGAAATCGACAGGGGTCGTCGCGTCCCAGTACAAATCAACCTGATAACCGGCTTCCGCCTGCACGTCCCACTCGATCGTATCGACACGCAAAGCCGCGCAACGCTGCTTGCGCGTGATGTCCACGTAGCCAAGTTGCGACGGCAGGATCAGCTGCTGATACGCCAGATCCGTGCCGCCCGCGCCGCCAGATACCCCGTTGGTACCGTTGATCAGGAGGACCGCATTACGTGGCCCGTCCTCCATGATCCGGATTGTGATCGCTGCGCCGGCCATGGTTTAACGCTCCTTGGACGAGCAGATGAAGTCCACGATCATCGTGGTTGCGGAAGCCGTCACGCCATTAGACAAAGCGGCTGTAACGTTCAGGTTGACGGTCGGCAAGGTCGGTGCGGTTGCTCGCGCGCACGGGCCAAGTCCGGCGGTGGACGGCGAAGTGCTGCCGGTGCCAGATGCCGGAATCCAGCCGACCAGTTGGTTGTTCGCAAAGATCCGGATATCGCCGTGCCGATCCAGATACCATGCCAGATCGAAGTTCGTATTGATCGCATAGTTCGCGATCGCGCTTGCCGGAATCGGAATCGTGGCCGACACAACCGAAGCTTTCACCACGATCAGGTTAATCGTGGTCGTACCCACCGCCTTGCTGAAGTAAATACCATCAGTAATTGCAGTGAAAGGGGTGGCCGTCGTGTCGATCAGTCCTACAACCCAGGCATTCGTCGTCAGAGTGGCCACCTGCATGCGGCACTCGAAGAACATTTTCTGCGTTGCCGAAGCTACGAAACTCGCCGCCGGCAACTGGATTTCCGCTTGGGAGCCTGCTGTCGCGCCAGTCGTGAACAGGGCTAGGCCGCCGTCGCCTGCCGTATGTGCGACGGACGATGCCGGCGTGACTACCCATAACCCTGTGGTACTGGAACCAAACGCGTCGTCAAAGTCATCGAAAAACTGGTGGTAGAACGCCGGATTGCCGTTGCCGCAGTCCGCGAACGGGCCAAAAGGCTGGTCGGTAGCGTTGCCACTGGGGTTGCGGACCGGCGGTTGGGAATTAGATGCCATGCTTTACTCCGTATGTAATTACCAGCCGCTCTTGCCTTTGAGCGGGAATCGTTTCTTGCCTGCGCCGTTCAGGTGCGAGTGCTGCGCGGCATCATGGCCGGGAATACTGGGCTGATCCTTGATTATCTGGTCGTACGGCGCCTCGATCACCTTGCGCGCGTCAGGGCCGCCAACAATGCGTGCGGCGTCGCGCAGCACGTCAGGAGCGTTTTTCTTGTTGCTCATCAGTACACCTGTTTCTTGTGCTTGACGCGTTTGGAGGGAGTCGCCTTCGCGGCGCCTCGCCCGCCCTTGCCGGCGGCCAGGAGCTTTTCCGGGCCGCTCATGCTGATGCCGCCTTTCGGATGCATGTTCTTTTTCGGCTTGTGGTCAACCGTCATGCGCTTTTTCGTCACCATTTTACCTCTCCTTATGCGACTAGGGGGCCGAAGCCCCCTCTTCATGGCAGACCGGAGGGCTACGGGCCAACACTTGCAAAAACACCCCGCCAGTCGGACATTCCGACCGAATAACGCTCATACGCCTTATACTTTTGGTTGGAACTGTCGAAATCCCCGTCGTCGGAGAAACGAATCGGATTTCGTTGGAACAAAATAGGCCCTTGCTTCGCCATGATGTTCGTACGGATGAAGAACGTATGCGGCGCCGTCAGGTATCGGTTGATCTTGATGCCTTCCGGGAACATGTTCAAATACTTCAGCGCGTTGATGTCGTTGTTCGCGGTTCCCGATTGGAACGTTGACTTCAGAATCCGCTGCGCATTGAACATTTCCGAGTGCTGAATGATCAACGACCGGGGCATCAACGCGATCCGGTTACCGCGATCGTCCGTCGTGTACATCATCTGGATGATCAGATCTTCCAGCGACGCTTCCGACAAGTCGGCGGGAACAGTCAGCGTATTCGAACCCGTACCGCCACCTTGCAGCGGGTGAGCCGCCGAGATGAACGGAACACCATCCGAGCCGTTGACGGTCGGCATGTTGTTGTAGAAGTTCGCGACGATCGTTTCCTTGGTCTGGCGGAACGAGAAGCCGAGAGCTTCCGTGCGTTCTGCCGCGACTTGCGGATACAGATTGTCGTCGATTTCTTCCTGCGTCACGATGTAGCCGAGGCCGTACGCGATGTGGATGAAGCGGGTGATGAAACCCTGCCATTCCGAATCGTACTGGGTTGGCGTGCCTTCAGGCTTCGCCGGCGCCGGCGCGTAGCCGACCACCTGAACGATTTCTTCGTATTGCTTCTTGGACGAGAAAACGTCCACGAGCGGTTTCCATTCCTGAGCCGTTTCGTTGTAGCTGCGGCCAAAGGTTGCGAACAACCCAGGCCACAGCAGTTTCGGTTCGGAACCAGTTGTGATTACGCCGCCTGCCATATTATTTCTCCCTGATAGCCTGGGCTAATTAGTAACCAGCGACGCCGGACGCGCTGAGTTCGTGCAAGTTGAACGAGACAACCCACTTGGCGTTGACGCCAAACTGGTTGCCGCCGCCCGGTGCGACTGCCTGATACAGACCGCGAATCTTGAGCGGGAACGTCGCCGTGGTAGCCACGGTGCCGGTCGTCAAGGTCGTAGCCGAGATCTGGATCAGCGCATTCGCGTTGTTCGCCACGGTGAACGTCGCATTCTTGTTGCAGGACGTTGCCGTCAGCGCGTTCAGGCCGTCATCCTGGATGATGAAGATCGCGTTCGGATCGTCCAGCACCCAGGCGTAGTACGCACGCGACTTGGTAGCCGGCGCGTTGATCACTTCCAGCGTCAGCGGCGAGCCCTGAATCGAGCCGTTCTGGCCGACAGCCGGAACAGCTTCGAAGCCGACGATCACGCCACGTTGATACTCGCTGTTCGCGCCCGTCGATTTCTGGATCTGCGGGATACCGTTCGCATCGCCACCGGCAACCGTCTTCACAGCATCGCCGATGCTGTACTCACTGCCATCCGACGACGGGATGTAATACATGTTCACTTGCCCGGTATACATTCCGTTGTTACGGATCGGCTGAAAGCCGAACGGGCCGATGGGATTTGCCATGCTCTCTGCTCCTGTTTAACCTGCCTGCCGGAATTCGCCAACCTTCATATCCAGAGCCTTTTTCCGCTCGTCCGGAATGTACTTCTCTGCAATACGATCGGTGTTGAGACCGCCGTTTTTCATCATTTCACGCTCGCTTTCGCGAATCTGCTTCGCTCCAGTCTGCTGGTCCTCTTCGAACCATTCCTTCTTGATCTTCAGCAGGTACGCGTACAGCGGTTCGCCGTTATCGAGCGTGCCTACGATGGCGCGCACGCGGCTACCGACATCCGAATTGCGTTCCAGAACCTTGTTGCCGTCCTGGAGCGCTACTTCGTCCTGCGTCACAAAATCCCACCACGCGCGACCGACTGCCGCCTCTACGCGGCCATCCTGGTCGTTGAACCACCGGAGCTGGTAACCCGGAATTTCCGTGTTGACTGACAGCTTCTTGGTGGTTCCGTTGAACACTCCGCGTTCACGCACTGCGGTACGCGGAATATCCCGTTCGTTCTGGTTGCGCATGACGCGATCCCCCACGAGATCGCTGTTATCGCCAACACCTGCGGCCAGTTGTTCAAGTCGTTCCCTGCTGCGGCTAGTCATTAACGTTTCCTCCGATCGTCATACCCGTAATACAACTCCACCCATTGTTTCTGCGTAATTCCACCTTCCGCAACCGCTTCGTCGCACGCTGCCCGCGCATCCTTGGGCAAACTCGCGTACGTCTTGGCGCCGGTGGCGGCGCGCGTAGCGCCTGGCGTGGCTTCCTCGACTCCTGCGGCACGGCGCGTCTCGAATTTCTCCGGGAACGCCTTGCGAACGAGTCGCGTGGTTTCTTCCAGCAGCTTCGCGAAGTCCATGGTCGGATTTTTCGCGCGCAACGCTGTTCCAATTCCACCTGCGGTAGCCGTCATCTCGTCGTCCGTGGTGAACCACGGGTTGCGGGACGCCCACTCCACCATAACTGGGTTCTTTTTCCAGTCGTTCGGATCAGGTGCTGTGCTTTGGGGGGTTTCGGGCGCTTCAGGGAGTTCCGGGCCACGTTCGCGCAGAACATCGAGTTGTTCATCGATATCCGCTGCTGTTTCGTGCTCGCCGGACCGCAATGCTTCCCGCTTCTGTGCTTTCAGGAACGCGACCTGCTGGTCGAATTCTTCCTTCTGCTTTTTGATCTGCATGTCGAAGATCTTCTTGTGCGCAGCGTCCATGCCGGACATCTGCTTTTTGAGATCTTCAAGCTGCTTCTGCTGCGCGGCGACTGCCTTGCGCAAGGCGCCGTTATTCTTGCTGTGGAGTTCGAGAAACGCTTCGGCATCTGTCCACTTGCCCGGATTCCCTTCGAACTCGTCTTCGGGTTTCCAGCCTAGTGCGCGCGCCTGTTCCTCAACGTCGTCACCGCCCGCATTGGTCGGTTCGGTAACTTCACTGTTGGGACGGTACTCGGGGATTTCCCCGTTGTCAACAACTTCTTCATTCAGTTCCATATTTCGCCTCATCTTCTGCGTTTGCAATCTGGATCAGGCCCGCGTATTCAGTCGGCGAATTTTCAAGCAACGGAGTCGGTTCTTCTACCGGCTCCGCTTCGACAACTTCGCAGACTACGTTTTCTTTCGTGACCAGGCCGACCACATCCAGGTCGTTCAGAATCCGGTACTTTCGTCCGTCAGCGCCTTCCCACAGAAGCCCCGCATACTTGCCGTACACGATGCGGTCGCCTGCTTTGGCCCAATCCGCCGTAGGCGTATCCTTCCAGCAGCCGTCGCCGACTGCGGCAAGCGTACCCTTAACCTGCGCCATTTCTTCGCGCCCGGTCGTTTCCGTTACCAGTACGATGCCGCTTTTGGTCTTCAACTCAACGCTGTCCGGAAGCACAAGCAGACGGTGACCGAGCGGCCAGAAGCCCGATGGGTGCGCGGGTTTCTTCGGCTTGCGCGGTTTTTTGACTTTCGGCGCTACTACATCGGTGTTTTGCATTTCCTTAGTCCTTGCAGTTAGATTACAACAGCCCAAATTGCTTTACACACTGCGTGCAACCCTTGATCGGCGTTGAAGCCAATTTTCCCGTCACACTTGAGATAGTCGATTGCGGCGTGCGCCACCGTTTCGAGAGCGCCGAGCCACCAAATGCCAGTGATTACCCAAACCATTCCGCCATGCATAAGCGCATGCGCACCCAAGGCCTGGTAGAAGGGCACGCCCGGAATCGGCAGTTTGTGGTTTTTTGCCTTGGACAGAAAATCACCTTGTAGCGGGTAATCCGCTACTGCATGCCCGATCATCAGCGCGAAAAATAGCAGCATTCCGTGTAAGTGCATTTACTCTTTCTCCATTGCGGTCAGATAATCCTCATATGTCATGTGGATGAGGTACGTTGCGAACTGCGCGGTTTCGACTGCGGCCATGTTGGCCACAGCGATCTCGTTTGCGGACATCGTGGGGGAAGTAAGCTCGCCGGCCAGCCAGCTAGCCTTGAGCTTGTCCACCTGCGCTTGCAGGGGAACCACCAGCGCCCGGTGGGTTAGATCCTCCCGGCGCCATGCCTCCCATTCCTCCTTGCGGAGAATTTCCCTGTCCATTGCCTGCTCCTTGCGGTTGGTTTGTTGCTTCGAAAGCCTTGGTGTAGCTGTCGATTGCCCCGGTCAACTGGTCCTGAAACTGCTTTGCTGCTTTCAGTTCCTGGTCCATCAACTGGATCAGTTGATCGTTCTGCATGACGCCGGCTTCCGTGCGAAGCTTCAGCGACTGCGCTTCCAGATTCAGGATCTTGGCCTGATTCAGGCGCGCTTCTTCCATCATCTCAAGCTGGTGCCGGCGGTCAGCGGATTGCAGTTTGGCCTGCTCGATCTGTGCCTTGATCTGCGCCACCTGCACCGGCGGCGGCGGGGAAGGCGGCGCGGCGCCGGGGGAGCCCGGTTTCGGGAAAATCTCATCGATGTTCGGGACTTCCATGTCGTCCAGAACGCGACGTGTTACGGCGTACCGGTTGAAGCCCGGCTGCGCGCCAGACATCTGATACACGCGCAGATCGCGCTCAAGGAGCTTTTCCTTTGACGCAATTGTAGGGTCCGCAGCAGGTACGATTGCCTTGTTTGATTCGAAGTAGTCGGTCCACAGTGCAAACCCGCCTTGCCCTGATTCGTCCGCATAGTCGAATTTCCCCGTAGCCGGTTTGGCGAGGTAATTCAGGCGATAGATCAGCCGGAATTCCTTCTTCATCGCCCGGTAGGTACGCTTGTATATGCCGTTGAAGACCTTCTCACCCTGCTCGATCACGGCCTGCGTTGTCCCGACTTTCTGATTCTGTCCCGGATTCTGTCCCGTAGCAGCATCAGTGGCCATGCCAACCCGGGACCCCCAATCAATAAGCAAAGTAAGGCACTGGAACAGGACATTGGACGGCTCCTTGGTCGGCAGGGGATAAATGCCGTTTTTCAGATCTGCAGCAGTGGAATCGGTTCGCTTCCATTCGTTCGGGCGGAAGGTGTAATCGCCACCACGCACGCGGATGCCGCGCGCGAGGAAGCCACTCTGAAGATTATTCATGTGGCCGGCGTCGATCAGCATGTTGATCAGCGTGTCGATCGCATGGTTGGTCGCACCCAGCAGCATGCCGAAGCCCATGCCGTAGATCGAGCCGTCCGGCGCCGGGATGAATTCGTACTTCGTGAAGTAGTGCTCTGGCTCGATCCGGACGATTTCACCGGATTCGTTGCGCTCGATCTTGTCCCGCTCGAAGCGGCCAACCAGGCGGTATAGAACCGAGTCGTCGTGGCGCACGAAGCCAATATACGGCTCGCGCAGCCCGTCGCCGTCGAGATCCAGCCACAGGTGCTGTTCAAGGAACAGCATCGGCGTGTCTTCGTCGGTCGCCGCCGGCTGGATGCCGTTAATGTCGTTCTCGGCGGCTTCAACTACGCCGATCGGCAGTTGCTCGCGCGGCATCGGGATGCCCGAATCGCCCGGCGCGTCTTCGTTCTTTGGACGTGTGAACAGGCCCCGACGAATGCGCTCCTCGATTTCGTCCTGCGATAGGCCGATCGTGTGCGTCAAGCGTGGTGCCAGTTCCAGCGACTTGGCGTGGTAGGGGATGACCAGATCCTTCGGCATCACCAGTTCGCTGCGCACATGGTGCAGGCTGGAGCTATCGAACGTCTTCTTGAACGCGCAACCCATGATCGCCTGCACGATCAAGGCCTTGTCAGTCGCGTCTTCCCACTGGCTGTCCTCTTCCATGACCTGGAAAGACATATGCTGCGAAACCCGCTTGCCGCGCGCAGACTTGGTGCCCTGCGGATCTTCTCCAATGACGCGACAGCTAACAGGCTGCGTCCCGCGTACCAGTGCGGGATACGCGCGCGCGTGGTACTGGAGCGCGGCGATAGTGAGTAACGGAAAGCGAACGTTCGACGCACCAGGCCACGGAAATGTCTTTTCTTCGGCAAGCTGCATGACGAGCTTTTCAGCGTCCGCATAACGATCCTCCCATTCGGCACGACTCTGCTTGTCGTTCTCATAGTTGACGCGGATCTGTTCGCCGATTTTCTTTACGTCATCGGCGTCCATCTCATCGACCAGGTTACTGGACGTGAGAATCGTCTCAAGTGAAAGGTGCCGTTCAAATTGCATCGTGGGCCTCGCCGACCAGTTCGCCTGTATTTTTCACTACCTGAATAGCGCGATCATCATACAGGGCGGTCATATATTTGTCTTTCTCATAGGTGAGCGGAAGGTGATACCCGATGTTATCGAGGCACCACAGGTCAATCGCGACCGCTTCCTTGATTCCGATTCCGTTCGCGCGAGCGGTGAACAGGCGCACATCCTTGCCTTCGGATTTCCATACACGCACGCGATCGACCATGGCGGGAATCGGTTCCCCAATTTCGCCGTCGTAGAGATCACCGCTGTGCGCGAGCGTGCCGTCGAGATCGACGCCGATCCAGCCTTTAGTATCCTGTGACACGGTTTCGCCCTTGTTGATCGCTCTGCGCCTTTTCGCGCTGCCATTCCTCTTCCGCTTCCTCTTCTTCGGTCGGCGGCGTAATTATCTCATCAAGTGCCAGACCAAACTGGCTCATCGTGTCCACGAAGTCGTCATGCGGTGCGCGCGGGAAATGGGTCATCTCCTGCTTCACCGCCGACCACCATTCGGCGCTGTGGTCGTAGCGCACGCGTCGTGCCTTGTGTCGTGCCTGAATCGACTTCGAACGAACCACCTTGCTCTTGCTTGGCGTGACGAAATACAAGGTGAGATAGACGCCCCGCCGCGCCATTTCTTCGTTCAGAAATGGCAGGATGGATTTCTGAATCGCGCCCTTCTCTACGATAAACCCTTCGGGCTCATATTCTTCGTGGACCTCGAAAAACTTGTCGACCGTATCCCGAGAATTCCATCTGTCTTTCTTTACGTCCACTACATCGAGGTTTCGATCGTTGTCCGTTGCGCCCGTGGTAAAGCACGTAAAGTCAGCCGACGACTCTTCCGAGACCGCTAGGTCAACTGACGTATAGAATACCACTGGACGCACGCCGGGATTCGTTTCCCAGTCGCGGTAGTGCGCGAATGGGATCTCGATCATGTCATCTTCAAGGAAAAGCTGTTTGCCGTCCGCGAGAGGCCTGTTAAGCATTTCCTGAGAATAGGCGTCGTCCTTGCCGGCGGTGATCGCCAGTTCGCGCTCCGCGCGCAGCTTCTCTTCTGGCCACCGGTCGGGCCACAGGACTCCGCTGAAATCGTCAAACGCCCGGTGCGCGGACCACAGATGCGCGGTCCACGACTTGTCTTTCATCAGTCTGGACAACAGCGAGTTGTCCGCGAGGATGGTTCCGACCACGCGGAACAGGCAGTTCATCGAGCCGACGTGCAGGACGGCCTTATAGAACCAGTCGACGAATTTCTTCAGACGATCCGGGTTCAGAACGATCTCATCGAATTCCAGATCGTCACACAGGACCAAATTCGGACGCTTGCCTCGCCACTTCATACCTCGCAGGCGCTGTTCGCTGCCGCGCGCCAGCAGACGAACCTGATAGCCGTCCGTGAATTCAAGAATGATTTCGGTATCGGTTTCCTTCAGGAAGGCGCGAAAACCGAAGTCCTGCCTTAGCTCGTCGTTCTCTTCAAACTCGTTCTTGATTTCCTTCAACTGCGCAACGGCCTGCCCTTCCGAGTCCGACAGGATCAGAATGTGATCCCGGAACCGGAAACAGATCGCCGCCATCGCAAAAGTAAGCGTCACCGCGCTCGATTTGGCGTGGTGACGCGGGGCGGCCCATGCGCAATGCTTCTTGCTTTCGTCGCACGCTTCCCCCCACATCGTGCGGTGAAACGGCGCAACTGAAGCGGCTTCGTCGAAGCCAGCCATCAGGTAGTGGCGCTGGAATCCCTCAACCAGTGCGGCGTCCAGTTTGCGAGTCTGCTTCGCGGGAGCCGCCATTACTGAACGGTTTCCCAGGCGGCGAGCCGGAAATAGAGCGGATCAGGGCGGAAGTGGCTACTCACGCGGAACACCGGAATGTAAGTCATTTCTTTTTCTTCTTTTCAGGCAACCCCTTAACGCTCTTGCCGTGCTGTTCCTTGACGAACTTCTTCGCCACCTTCTTTGGAATGCCGAGCGTGGACTTGCCCGAAGCAGCGGCATGCATGGCGCGGTTCTGCGCCTTAGACTTCATCGGCATCTCGGACCCCTTTCACGTACCATTCGGCGAAGTCGTCGGACGTGATAACGCCTAGGCGAACTCGTCCTTCAGATGGCTGGGCGGTGACTGCCTTGCGGGTAGCGCAGTCGATCCGCGAACAGCCCTCCACGGGTTTCTTTCCGCACAAGTCGCACTTCTCCGTTTTATACATCACTTACCCCCGTGTCCGGAACTCTTACCGCCTTTCGATTTGCCAACAAACTTGCCTTTGGCCGTCGTGTGGACGCACTTCCTAGCGCCGCGCGTCGGCTTGCACTTCTTGCCGGATAGCGCCTTGGGATTGGTGCCTGTCGTCGTCACCATGTCAATCGCTCCGGTTAATCAGGTTCCACTTCAGGAATTCCAATACGCCGACAACCTGGGAGATTGACAGGCCGTCAAACCTGTCGCTGTTTATGACCGTCAACAAATCGTCCTGCAAAAGAGACGGAATAGGATTGCTGTCGCGAAGTTCAACGACATTGGTCATATTCCCGCCCGTACACGAAGTTTCTCAACCTGAAGCGCGATGTCCTCCAGGATACCTGCGAAGTCTACGCAGAGCTTCGCCGAAGTATTGATCTGGATCTGCTGCACGTCGTTTGCGAGCCGCATCAGTTCCCCGATCGCCAGCACGATAGCGCCGCGCTCCGAGTAAAAGCCCTTGTAATCGATTAGGGGTTCGGTCATACCAGATCACTCCCGTCAGCCGGCAATACTTCCACGTCAACCACCTCGTTTTTCTGCAACTTCTCCGTGACTGCGTATTGCCGCAGGCGATCCGCGATCCGGTCGAGCGCGCTGCTTGCGCTGTCGTCCGGTTCCGGTTCCTTCCGCAATTGTGTTCGCTTGTCGAACAGCACGCCGGTGACGACGGCGAGGTCGCGTGCGCTTACCGGCACATGCTTCATCGTTACGCCATCCTTGTTCGCAAAGGCACGCTCATCCCCGTTCATGATCCGGTCCTCGATACAGTCCAGCGTCTTGGCGAGAATCTTCGTGATACGCCCGTCCAGCTTCTTGTCCAGTGAAGTCTGCAACGCCCTGATCGCAACCGGGAACCACTTGCTGCGCTTCCACTCCATCGCCGTGTTGTAGTGGATGCCGACGAGGATCGCCGCCTCTTTCGCGTTTCCACTTTCGAAGTAGGCGAGCGTGAATGCCTCGCGCCGCGCTTCGTCAGGCGCAAGATCGATCTGCTTGCCGGGAGTCACATTGGAAGGAAGTCTGGCCACTGTTTGCCTTTTGCGTTTATCATTCGCGATAGTACACCGTGAACACCTACAAGGAAACAGACATGCCCGAAGAAAATGCAATTCCCGAAGCCGCTCCCGTTGAAGTTCCGGCCACTCCGGTTGTCGAAACGCCGGTAGCTGAAGTCCCAAGCGTCGAACCGGCTGCGCCGGCCTCTGTTGCGGAATATGCACCTGTGCCGCTAACCGAAGCTGAGAGCGTGGCCACCCTGTCGGTCGAAGTCGCGACCACGCTGCACGACGTCTTCCAGTACATCCATCAGGGGTTCGATCAGCACTCGCTGATGATCGGCATGAGCCGCTTTTACGAGATCGCGCGAGCGGTGAAGGCGCGGGCCGAATCGTGAAAGAAGACCTTCTTCGGTTCGTAGCCATCTGCTCAAACCTGACCCGTACTCGGGAAGCATACGCCGCTGCTTTGCTCCCTTACAGGCGGCGCGCGTACCTGAAATGGCAGGCGAAAACGCTTATCGAACTGGATCGTTTTTACGCGGAGATGGGATGAAACTCTTCCACCGGACCCCGGAGGGTTGCGCCTACCAGAAGGGCGTCAACTGGCACAAGGCGCCGGGCTGGTTCCGTACCGTGTTCTTCTGCGGTGACTGCCGGTTGTACTTCCGGGTTCGGTGGAAGGTGCTGAACCGGTGGGCGCCGCGCGTATTTCTCCGCTGGGATCTCAGGAAGAACGAGGAAGGGCCGACCAGTTACGTGCTGGGCCCGGACGGCGTGGACATGGTTCCGGCCACGGCGGAGAACGAAGCCGCTGCGATCCAAAGGCTGATAGACGCTACGCGAGTTCCGTGGTGCAGTTCACGAAAGGACGATTGACAGACCCCGCTTCGGCGGGGTTTTTCTTTTGCGGACAGCCTTAAGTTAGTGAGCGCTCACTTTGTGTTTTGTGATTTGGTGTTTACGGTTTGCGAGTTGGCGGAAAATTCCAGTTCGCAGCAAACGCTTTGAGGAACGTAAATCCTGAACCAGGATTGGCGAAAAATTCCAGTTCGCGATTGGCCCTTTAGAAATTGCGCAGCGCCAGAAACAGGGTAGTAACCGTAACGGTTACCGGCGATTTACCCCTCCGGCACCGGCCAATCGCGGACCGCGAGCCGTGGAACCGGTCCCAATCGCCTGAAATGTGGATAAACTATATTATGTCCAATACCCGGCTAACGCTCAAAGCCTTGCTGGGCGGGCTTCAAAGCCTAGTAGTGAACTGTGAACAGCGATTATGAGAGCCCAAAGCTTACAGCTTGCGAGTCGCTGTTCGCGGTTTAGACTTCGATTTAGGAGGGAGCGCAGCCTCACGTGCGGAGCGTTCTGAACGACGCCTTAAAAGAGGCAGGGTGGATGTCCGTGTATCAGGCGGTTGGATCTCTCGATCGCAATGAGGGCATCTGCGGGCCGTTATTGTCCTTACATCGACACTAGGACACATCTCCTGAAACGTAAGCGGGAAGCCGCTGATACGGCTCAGAGATAACGCAGCAAGCGGCGGAATAGCGCCTCTCTGTGTCCACTTCTGGCCTGTGTGGCGTGAGAGTCCAGCCATGCGCGCAAGGGCGTCAGCAGAGCCAGCCCAGGTGATAGCAATGAGCAATGCGCGAGCGCGAATAGACGCATGGAATTTCTCGATTTCTTCGGAAAGTCCTTGCGTCATGTTTCGGCAATTGCTATATTGGAGTCACTGAAACGCAGCACACAAACCGGAGATATAAAATGAGCAAGAAGCCCCGCTTCCCGATTGGTCTTACCTTCACGCGGTCTCTAGGCAAGAAAGTGGCACGCGAAAACACAATTACTGACATCCTGACCACGGTGAACAGCAAGGGTGAAGTGGTTCGTATCGAATACGAAATTTCACACAAGTTCATGGGGCAGGATCTCTCAGAGTTGGTAGTAGACACGACAATAGCTCGGAGTCTTCCTCCTTCCGTACTGGCGCAGTACCTCTAAACCCCAAATCGCGCCCCGCAAGGGGCGCTAACTGAGGAGAACAACATGATCCGCAAACTGCTGACCCGAATCGCTCCCATTTCAGTCTGCGCCGACTGGATGGACGGTGTATCAATCCACAAGTGCTGGAACCGCGTAGAAGCTCTGGAGTGGGCTTCCTGCTATCCGGCTGATGCTGTCATCCTGTTCCGCAACCGCGCAGGCACGGTGATCTCGTGGCGCGCGTAATAGACCCATCATTCGCAAAGTCCTTCTGGCTGGCCCGCTTCCTGCGGGTCGTGCTCACGAAGTCACCTACCCTGCGTTTCGGGCTCGATCATACCCGAATCGATAGCCTGTACGCAACGCAACCCGACCCGGTAGTTGCGGCCCGGGTGTATCTGGAGAACTGACGTGCTCGACGTTCCTGACCTGATCGCCCTGTTCGTGCTTGCAGGCTGTATCCTGCTTTTCACTCGTCCTTGAGGTTATCGTGACACTCCATACCGTAATCGTCCTGCTTGCGAGCGCGTACATGGAACTGTGCTGCATCGATCCGTGGCTTCCGGAGCAGAAGCGGCATTGGGTCATCCGGCGCACGGTTGACTATTCGCGGGTGTGTTTGCAGTAAGTGAAAACCCTCGAACTGGAGAAATTTTCCATTTCGTGCTTGCTTTAAGTTTCGGCAATTGCTATATTGGAGTCACTGAAACGCAGCACACAAACCGGAGAGAACAAATGGACGACTTCACTAAAATCCCCGCAAACAAGTTGGTAGCGATCATTGAAGCGCAGGACAAAATCGTGCGCGAGTACAACGAAGCCTGCATCAACGCGGGTCGAGGCCACGAAAAAATGTCTGAGATCCGCGAATCGGCAGCGAAGGGTCATGACACGCTCGCGATGGCGTATGTTCGGGAAATGGATAGGGAAGCGTCACTCCTGGCTGAAAAAGCGAGGCGTCTTCGCTACCACGGGAGTCTCAAACCGATCAAAGCAGCCTAAACCCCAAATAACGCCCCGCGAGGGGCGCTTCGCTTTCCACCCTACACAAACCCCTCCTCATCCTCCCGCAAGCCCACTGTCGAGCGAATAAGGGCCTCGCTGAGCCTCTGATCCGCAAACCCAATACACGAATCGCCCCACCGATGTTGCCGGCGCACCATCTCGACCAGCGGCATCGTGAATTCCTGCCTGCACGAAGGGCACAAAACCGAATCGTTTTTCGTCACTTCCTGTTTCCTTTCAATTCGTCAGGCTCAGATTACTCACTTGCTCACATCCTTAAGGATGGGATGTGAGCAGTGAGCATGTGAGCAGAGTCCTGAGCATGTGATCTGAGCAATGTGAGCAATGTGAGCAGACTAACCGCAAAGCCTTATCCAGCGGCCTTCTTTGCGAATCTTTCCTTTCTCGGCTAATGTGAGCAAAGTGCGCTTGATGTTACCGGCTTTGGGATGGTCCTGCTCACATAGCGGATTGACCGTTTTATCGCTCTGAATTGCAGTAACGACCTCCGATTCATCGATGTTCGCGTCGCCCAAACCGACAAGTTCCTCGATCACGTGCAGGTAATGGCGAGCCTTGGCATACTTCTCACTGGTCAGGAAATCGCCGCCGGTCGGTTTCCGCTCTGAAGACTTCTTGCCATTGGTGTTAGGCACAGTTTCGTCCGCAGCCTCGATTACGCAGCTGGTGACGGGATCGCCGTCTTCGTCTTCACCGAGATCGACAATGCGAAGCCGGAATCCGTAGGCGCCGCCGTCCTTTTCGTCTTTCATCTTCTCGATGTGCGCCGTGCGGGAGTCGTCCTTGCGCTCGATACGCAACTGGTTGTCTACGGCACCTTTCAGACCAGACCAGCCGCGAATGTCGCCGCCTTTGTTGCTGTGGTGGATCAGGATGACTGTAGCGCCGGTGTTCTCGATGATCCGCTGCGCAGCGTCGATGGCGGCGCCCATTTCTTCAGACGTGTTTTCGTTAGCGCCAGGCGTGACAGCCGCGAGCGTGTCGATCACCACAATGCCGACATCTTCCAGCTTGTTGACCAGATCGGATGCTTCCAGCATCTGCTGCTTGAGGATGAACGAGCCGCCGTGCACGTAAAGCGGGATTGCCGAAAGATCCACGTTATGCCCTTTGGCGTACGCGGCAAGCCGGTTTGAGAAACCCTGCACGCCTTCCGCAGCGATGTACGCGACCGTCCGCTGTTTGGTTTTCTTGCCGTTCCATTCCACGCCGCGCGCGACGTGGCACACCATATCCAGCACGTAGAACGACTTGCCGGAACCCGGGTCACCATACACAACTACTAGACCGCGTGACGGAATCACGTGCTTGATAAGCCATTCCAGATGCTGCGAAGCCGTTAACTGCG